AGATTTCAGTTGGATTAGGCATGCTCGACGCAACCTTGCGATGAGCCATAAACTTGACAGCCAAGCCTTCACCAACTGCACCACTAACTAAGTCAGTAGTAGTGTTTTCATCCAATTCGTCTTCTAACAATTCACTTACAAACGACCAGCTACGTGGTGTTGCAAATGAACGACTCGGTGACTTTGGATCGAAATCATATAAGTCTTTCTTACTAAAAGTAAGGAAGCCTACAACATCTTTGTGTATGTTGTTGTTTATGCTCCACTGGAACCAATCGTCAAAGTTAACGGCAAGTTCTAAGTGGATAAAGCGATTAGCTAACGGAGCAGGCATACGATATGTAACACCTTTGTCAGCTTCGCGGTTACCAGCTGCAACAATCATTACGTTGTCTGGTAATTTGTATTGTCCTACACGACGATTAAGAATCAACTGATATGCCGCCGCCTGTACGCTAGGCGCCGCTGAGTTCATTTCGTCTAAGAACAATGTAATGTGATCGAACTGTGCCGCAAACTCTTCGCTTGGAAGTTCGCTTGGCGCACCCCAAACCATTGTACCTGAGTTGCTGTCGAAGTATGGAATACCTTTAATATCTGTAGGTTCCCAAAGCGACAAGCGGATGTCGATTAAATGTGAATTAGAAAAGCTATCGCTAATCTGTTTTACGATGTCAGACTTACCAATACCTGGAGGTCCCCAAAGGAAGATCGGACGCTTCTTTTTAAGAGCGTGTTTGATCGAAGCCTTTGCTCCGTTTGGGCTAACTGTACGTGTTGCTGTATCCATCATAGTGTATTCCTCTTATATGTTATCAGTGCTAATTTCTAACTTTATATATACAGTATACACTAATTACAGCAGATGTCAACCACTATTTTGTCTTTTCATTGCCTTTGTTAATCCATATTTGCGTATATCACCTGAGAAAAGGTGTAGCTCTAATGCTTTCTTTTCTTCTGTTACAGTTATACTTCTCGGGCCCATATAGTACGGACAAGTAATAAATTTATCTAAGAAGATAATAGTTTGTGTGGTTATATGAAAGTCTTTTGGATACGGCACATCGTATGTAGATAGTTGTAAATCTTCTACAATAACACGAAGTCCTTCATCAGTTAGGCGTAATCCGCCTTCGTCCTTTGCACGAGTATTTTGCCACCACTGAGGCATGTATTCCTTAAGAGTAGCTTGAGTAACAGCTATATTCAAATTCTTTAAGAAGATCTTTGTATACGTGTCTTTCCAGTTCATTGTTCTTCAAGTACTAATTCGCCTTGAGTTAACTTCATAACAGTAAACTCGTCGCAATTAAACATTTCATTTAGTTTTGATGCAAGATTGTGTGCATGTCCGGGATTGGAGAAACTTACTTTTTTATACTTTGGCCCAGGATAGTTTGTGAGTGCATTTGCACTTTTTAGGTTAAAAGGTTTACCTTGATAGAACACCGCCCAAATTGCCTCAGCCAGGAGCACTTGCTCACTCTTATAGGTCTTCTTATCAATGTTTTCTAATAACACGGTTGGTTTAGGTCTGCTCATACGTAATTCCTTTAATTAACTACGTATATATTTATCTCTTTTTAGTTATATATGCACTTAACTAATAGCAACACCAGCCGGTAATAATGTATTTTGTTTCTGTAGGAGCAGGTACTCCGTGATGATAGTGTGTCCAACCAGCGGGCCAAATAACAGTAAGTCCGGCATTACTAGGAGTAACAACATCTTGTTGAGTAAACATAGTTCCACCACCGTCGTCGATAGTAGTAAGGTATGTCATATAAGATAAGTGTCGTTGTGCGTGTTCGGGATATCCGTCATTTTCACAGTGTGCTACACTATACGCATCATTAGGTTTGTATACTTGAATTCTCGGCCTAGTAAATCCCCAGGGCTTGATATGTTGTACTGACTTAGGATATTTGTGTGTATAGTGCTGTATGGTATCAATAAGTTGTTCGCAATATTCTTCACATAGGTCATTGTCAAACTCACCTAGGTCAGCCCATGAATATTGTCTAGGCTCGTCATGAGAAAAACTAGTCGAATCATGGTCGTATTTGTCAACTATACGCTGACAAAGGTTAGTACTAGTATACCAACCTCCTATAAAATCATTAGTTAAAAGCTCATGTTCTACCAACTTTGGCCGCCATCTAGTTGTACTTGTACAACATTATCTTCTTCTGCTTTCTTTATTAGCAGGGCCTCTAAGTCGCCGTTTAAGCGTGTCATTACTTCGCCTAGTGTAAAAGCTAGTCTTTTAGCTGTTTGAATATCTATTTTAAGTTCTCTTGTATTAGAAGCATCAGCACCTTTTACAGCATTAATAAACTGTTGTATTGGTAGTGTGTTTAATTGATTATCTTCCATGGTGTCTCCTTTATTGTATAAAAAACATTTGATTTAGTCTGTATAAGTCATCTATATATTTTCCCGGTTTCATATAAGGATGATGATATAAACGTGAACTGTATAAAATAAATCTATTGTATTTCATTTCTGCTAGATACTCTAGTTTCCAGTCTCCGACGCTATCTGTTACAAACTCGTTATGCGGTTCTGTATCAGTCTTTGACTTGCGTAGCTCACTTCCATTTCCTGTAAACTTGTTGTCAAAAGAATAAAAGCCAGTACCACCTTCACACTCTTCCGGAGTGTTTAAAAATACAGTACCTGCAAATGCATTTGGATCAATATGATCAACATGTGGTACTCTTGCTTTGACCCATTGGTCCTGCATAACATTAACTATAAATGTTGCGTTTGCTAACTTTTGATTAAGATGTTGTTCGGGCATCTTACTCCAAGTGCTAGGCCATACTTCTTTAATTAAATGATCAAACACTGGACCAAAGTGTGCTAGTGAGAATATTGAATCTATTCTACCACCTGGAAAGTTATTCACTAATGATGCCGAATTAAAACATGGTGGTATATCTAATGCTAGTTGTCTAACAGCATCAGGGTTAGCATATAAGTCGTCTATTATTACTATAGGCCATTCACCAACTGAGCCTAATCTAGTTACAGACATTTTTAGATCAGGATTAAGTTTAAATGTTTCTAACTCATCTATGATCTTTTTATGCACTTAGTACCTCTGGAATAAATTTAGTTGCTATAAGTTTGTGTGCTTCTACATTGTAATGCACTTCGTCTTGTAGCATAGTAGCTATATCTATATTTAAGTTATCTTTAATCCATGTTTCTGCTGATGTAGTAAACAACTTTGTTTGCGTTAATGGCACAAACGAATCTAATATATTAGGTAATTCTACATGGTCATTTATGCGCCATATGTATACCGGAATGTCTAATGTTTTACACATACTATCAATAAGTGCAATATCCTTACAATATTGTTCGTATACTAAATGAGTTAATACTTGATGATGTACTACAGTATTATAATACTCTTGGGTATCTCCAGGCCAATTTTTAGGCACCCAGTGTTGCGGCCACTTTTGATTCCCACTGACTAAGTTTGCGCCATTAAACTTAACTTTGTCACTCCATTCGACTATGCTATAATCTACAGTAGAAAAATCAGTATGTAGTACAAAGTTTTCCTGTTCTTCGTGTGTCGCTAAAAAATAGTCATTAGGTAGTTGGGTAAATCCAAGTTCGTTTGAATGGCCCATTTTCCATCGATCCCAGTGTGTTGTTTGTATTACTACTTTGTCAATATCTATATATTTTCTAAACATACTAGATATCCATCGAGGATACACCGAGTTAGGAGAACCAGGATCAGCATAGACTACACAAGGTCCAATCTCTTGTGAATAGATTCTTCCGTAACAGTTGTCTGAACCAAAATTAGGTTCGTCTATTTTATGTGCCCAGTAGCCAGCCGAATGGCTGTCTCCAACAAATAAAGTTCTACCTGGCATTTGCGCGACTCAGTTGCTGACGCATTTCTAAATCGGTTTTGAACGGACCTTCAGTTTCATAACGTTCAACAGTAATAAGTTTAGGGCAAAAACTCTTTACCCAACCCTTGTCAAACCTAATGATAAAATAACCTGCACAGTACAAGCTCTTAGACTTTTTGCTTTTTGTAAATAATGCAAGACGTTGCTTAACATCGAACATTGGATTATACGGAGCGCAACTAGTGCTAAATCCGTAAATTTCAAATTCTTTAGGCTTACTGTCAACTGTCTCTATTGGAGACCAAGTAATGTCAGCATTTAAATTTTTAGTTAGTGCTTTGATATTTTTATAAAATCTAGTACCTGTATTGTTTGAAGAATACATTAACTGACTGTCATCACCGATACTTAGTGTAGCAACCTTTTCGCCTTCGCTTTCAACAATCCAAAACTTGTTCTTTAATATTTCTTTTGCACTTAATTTTTCTGTCATATTATGCTCCTTGATATCTTGCTTGCAAAGGCGGCGCAAAGTATTGTGCCTGATCTGCAACACGTTGCATGTCCCACTTTGCACAGAACTTCATAAGACGCATGCCAACTTGTGTAATGTCTTTAGGTTCTACTTCTGCAATAGTATTATTAATTATGTCTCTAATGTCTGCAGGTTGTGCTGACAAGTCACACAGTACAACATTACGGTTGTAGTCATCTAGTACACGATGCTCTTCACCATTATGATCAGTCCAACGCTGTAGCATCATGTTGTTCCAGTTGTAACCTTTTGTAGTCTTATCTTCGTATGCTTCAATAAGACCTACTTTGTTCTTAGTACCTTTCTTACGTACACCAGGGTAAGCACTAAACACGTTGTCACTAGTGTCGCCACGCATACACTTCTCAAACAACATAAAGTCAGGTAGCGGTGCAGGCTTAGGCTCTTTAGTCTTCTTATCAATTACACGATCGCCTTTGTCTGTAAAGTAACCTTCGTGTGTAATTGTAGTGTTACTAACACCATTGTACTGTTTACAGTTAGGTGCAATCAATTGTGCAAAGTCACCGTCAGTACTAATAACAACATGATTGTCATTAGGATGTGCTTGTACCCAACCAGCAATAAGATCATCTGCTTCTAGTTGCGGATGCCGCATTACAGTACAGTTAGTCTTGTCTGTAACAAAGTTCTTAAACTCGTCAAAGATCTCCCAAAACGCTGTATCTTCTTCTTGTTCACGTTGTG